CTTAAAAAATTAATAGAACTATAAATTATGATTAAAGAAGATAATAAAATAAAGGTTGTCGATATTGAAAATCTAAAACAAGATGATAAAAATTTCAATAGAGGGACGAAGCGAGGCAAAAAGCTAATGGAAAGGTCGCTTAAAGAATTAGGACTTGGGCGTTCAATCTTGATTGATAAAGATAATAACATTATTGCAGGAAATAAGACACAAGAAACAGCAAAAGAATTAGGTTTTAAAAATGTTATTGTAGTCGAAACAGACGGCAGTCAAGTTGTTGCAGTAAAAAGAACGGATCTTTCTTTAAAGACGAAGAAAGGCAGAGAATTAGCACTTGCAGATAATCGTACAGCACAAGAGAATATCGACTTGGATTATATCAAAATAAAGGAGGAATTAGACAACGAAATTCTAAAAGCGTATGATGTCAAAGAGCCCGCAACGAGCAAAACAGAAGAGTTGAGCAGCTTAAAATATGAAAGTTGCTATTATGAGCCTAATGAAATACCAAATATTAAATTGGTGGATTGTCTGAATTTAGATAAATATAATGCGAAAATTAAAGCACTTGAAGAATTTAATTTATCGAAAGAGCAAAAAGACACATTGAAAATTTTTGCATATAGGTTTATAAAAATAGACTTTGAGTCGGTTGCAAATTATTACGCTTTCAATGCAACAGATGAAGAAAAAAAAGCAATAGAACGTCTTAGAATGGTTCTTATCGACAATGGCGAAAATGGATTTATCGAAGATGAAATGTTGAGAATTTTAAACACTGGTTGTGTTTTAGAAGACGAAAAGGAGGATTAATTATGTTGCCGTGTTTTATACCATCATATCACAGAGCAGAGAATTTAAAAACAATAAAATTTCTTTCAAAGATTAACTATGAAATGAAAGATGTTTATGTTTTTATTGATAACGAAGCAGGAGATGAAAACGAATACAGAAGAACAGCGGAAGAATATGGCTTTAACGTTGTTGTTTTCGATATAGAAGAAGCAAGAAGAAGATTTGATTATGTACATCGTGCAAGCAAATCAAGAAGAAGTGCAGGGCAGGCACGAAATATGTTTTTTGATTATGCAAAAAAACACAACATTGAAAGATATGTAGTTATGGACGACGACACACAATATTTTCAATTTCGTGTAAAAGGGAGAAACATCAAGAAAGCATCGGGGGAAACTGTAAAATATGTTTTTGAAATGGTCGCACAAATGATAAAAAAACATAAAATAGGGTTATTTGGAGTAAGTCAAGCAGGGGATTTTTACGGGAGCTATTACTTAAAAATTCTTCGAAACAAGGTTATGAACACAACTTTTTATGATACAAGATTTATATACAGAGGAGAGAGAGGAGTGCAAGACGACGACACGTCGCAATTTGTAGGCGTGTTAAACGAGGGGTTTTTTACTGGAAGTTTAGCAAATGGTATAGCGTTACAACAAACGCTATCAGTGACAAGTAAAGGGGGATTAACCGACTTGTATAAAGAATGCAAGTTGTACAATAAAGCAATGGTAACGCCTATTCAATTTCCGTCTGCAATATACGCAGAAAAACAAGTACATAACGGAAACAGGCTGCATCATCGAATAATGTACCGATATTTAGCTCCAAAGCTACTAAAGAGCAAAGACAGGAGCAATATAGCGTGGGACACGTACGAAGAAGATTGCCCGTTTACAAACGAGCCTAAAAGGGGTAAAGTTTAACGAATTTAACGAGTAAAAGATGTATAGCGAAAAAGATAAAAAGAAGATTTTAGGACAGGCAAAAAATAGCATTATTAACGATGATAATATTTTATTCATTGACGATGTTATTTCTGAAATACAGATAAGCAAGCCGACCTTTTACGCTTGGTTTCCAAAGGGGTCAAAGGAGTATAACGAAATATTTGACTTGATTATAAAGAATAGAATAAAGGTTAAGAAATATATTCGTTTAAAACTTAGAACAAGTAGAGAGGCAGCCGAACTACTTGCGTTATATCGTATGATTTGCGAGGAAGACGAGAGAAGGGCGATTAATCAAAATTATACTGAAGTCAGTGGCAAGATAGAAAATAAAATTGAAATAGGTTTCGTTGGCGCAGAACACGCACCCACGAACGATGAAAGCGAAGTTGATTTGTAGATGATTTTTAAAGTAATTGAACCGCTATTCAAGGCGAACACAACAGAAGGCGTGCGCACGTTTGTAAATCAAGGGGGCACAAGTTCGGGCAAAACTTACACACTGATGCAAGTTTTAATCTACTTTGCATTAGTCGATAATGGTTGTGTTATAACGATTGCGGGTCAAGATTTGCCAAATTTGAAAGTAGGTGCAATGCGTGACGCAAAAACGATAATCAATAATAATGATTGGTTGCGCAATTACTTCAAATTTAACGAAAGTAGTTCTTTCTTTCAAGGTTTAAACGGCTCAATAATAGAGTTCAAAAGTTACCAAAATGAACAAGACGCAAAGAATGGTAAAAGAGATTATTTGTTTTTGAATGAAGCAAACGGAGTAAGTTTTGCTATCTTTTGGCAATTGTCAATTCGTACACGAAAAAAAGTGTACATCGATTACAACCCGTCTGAACGTTTTTGGGCACACAACGAATTGATAGGGCGTGAAGGTGTCAAATTAATTATTTCAGATCATCGAGGAAACCCATTTTTAACGAAAGAAGAACACGAAAGAATAGAAAACATTGAAGATGAAGAGCTGCACAAAGTTTACGCACGTGGTTTAACTGGTAAACTTAGTGGCGTTATCTTTCCAAACTTTGCAATTGTTGATGAACTACCAAATAATGATGAATGGAAATTATTTGGCTTTGGTCTTGACTTCGGTTTTACAAATGACCCAACAGCACTGGTGAAAGTTGTTCTTGCACACGGGGAATTGTACGTTGATTTGCTAATTTATGATACAGGTTTGACAAATCCAAAAATAGCAGAAAAAGCGAAAGCAGAAGGAGTGACACGAAAAACGCAAATCGTTGCAGATAGTGCAGAGCCTAAAAGTATTGCAGAGCTTAATAATTTGGGTTTGTGGGTTGTTCCAACGCTGAAAGGCAAAGACAGCATTTTGTTAGGCATTGATATTCTTCAACGCTACAAAATCAACGTAACACGACGTTCAACGGCATTGATTGAAGAACTACAATCTTACAAATGGGAGGAGAACAAAGACGGCAAAAAGACAAATAAGCCAATCGATGATTTTAACCACGCTATTGATGCGTTGAGATATTTTGCAATTATGAAGTTGAATGTAAGGCGAAGAAGTTCGCCAAAAGCACACTATAATAGATTAGATTAGTTATGAACGAAAGCGCAAGATTTAAAGAATGGATTGTTCGTGCAGAATTTAGCAAAGATGTTGAACATTTGAAACTTGAAGAAATGACACGGCCGCTTAAAGTTGGCAGTGTGAAAACGCCTAATGACTTGAACGAAATGACAATAGGGCAAATGGTTCAACTTTCAGAATGCAAAACAAGTAGAGATTTATTTTATATAACTTGTAAAGTGCTTTTGAATTTAGACGAGAAAGAAGTAAATAACGCTTTTGCCGTTGATGTTGTACGCTTTTGTGGGTGGGCTCTCGGGCAAATAAAGTTCATCAACAACTTGTTTGATAGCGTGAAAAGTAAGCCAACAGCAGAAGAAGAGAAAGCAGGCGTCAATGCTTTAAGTTTTGGTGTCTTTGGTTTAATCGATTGGTATGCGTTGAGAATGGGCATTGCTGATCACGAAGAAGTGACAAAAATCACTTGGAGCCGTGTTTACAAGTGTTTGGAAATGGATTATAAGAAAAGAGAATTTGAAAAACGATTAGCAAAAGTATATGAAAATGAGCATAGAAGATAAAATAAAAGAGATAGCGCAAAGCAATTTTCAGCAATGCAGTTATGTTTTTGACGATTGGTACAGCGCAACAGAAGTAGTCGATAGGGTTGAATTTCCCGTTATAATGTCGATACTACCAAATGGCGGTCAACTTGATTTCTCAAAAGGCATTTTGAAAGATAGTGAAAATCTTATGATTGCTTTCATCGATAAAGTTGAGCGTGATGCGAATGGCGAAGACAACAAAGAAGTTTATACGAGAATGAAAGAAACGGCATCGCAATTCATTAACGCAATGAATAAAAGCAATTTCTTTGAGCCAATCGAAGGCGTGAAGTATAATACAATTCTTGAACGTGCAACTTCGTATTTCACGGGTGTTGTTATCGAATTTTCAGTTAAACAAAGTGTTGGTGTTTGCTTATGATAAAAGAGAATGCAAGTGCAATTTTAGTTGAAGAACTTGAAGCACTGAAAAAAGAAATTATCGACAACCATTTGAGAGCAAAACAAAAAGCAAGTGGACGAACAATTGAAAGTTTGCGTGTAGAAACAGATGAAAGCAGCGCAACTTTGTTTGGTCGTGGCTTTTTCGATGTTCTCGAAACTGGTCGTAAAGCAGGCAAAGTGCCGTATGACTTTCAAACAATAATAAGAAAATGGATGCAAGACAAAGGCATTAAAGCACGACCAATCGAGTATAAGACGAACAGACCGCACAAATATACGCCACAAGAAAGAGGTGAACGAACACTTGCTTTTTTCATTGCTCGAAACATACGAAAAAATGGTACAACTTTGTTTCGTTCAGGCGGTAGACAAGACATTTATTCGAATGCAGTACCAAAAGCGATAAAGAGAATTAAAGAACGACTTGCAGGAGTTGTTCACGCTGAAATAAGTTCAATAAAAATAAATAACATCGAAGTATGAGAGTAGAAGAGAATAACAACGTAACGTTGAAATACCCCGACAATATAGGCTTTGCATTTAACAATTGTATAATCATCACTATCTAAAAACATTAAGTATCGTTATTCGCAATGGTGAGCGCAATAGCAAGATTTATCTTGATGCGATGAACGGCAAATGTTATGGCGATATTAAAGACTACATTCAAACATTCTTTCACACGTTGAGTTTCACGAATGTGAATTACGAACGAGAAGAGAAAACAGAGTTAGGTGTTAATTTATCTTTTGAAGTCGTTGCAAAACTTGAAGATGATAGCGAAGCAGTTTTTCGCTTTGAAACATTCTATATTTGGGGTGCAGTTCAGAAAGTAGGCGAAGTGTACAACGGCTATCGTACAATAACATACTTCAAAGGTTATCCTTTCACATTTGGTGTTTTTGCAGATGGTGAAGGCTCAATCCTTTTCAGCCGTGATGGTGTTGCAGAAAAATTTGTTGTTCTTGACGAGCAGGGCGTGTGGAACGTTCCATTGACAGCGAAAGACGATGCAAAAGAATTTTATTTGATTAGCGATTGCACAGGCGTATTTCGTGAAGTAGTTTTTGATAATACATTTGATATGACCTTTCGATATGTACACGAAGGCGAACGCAATGAGAAGATAAAAATAAATGTCGTTGATACTTGCGAAAATGGCGTGTATTTGCGTTGGGTCAATCGTCACGGCTTTTATTGTTACTATCTTTTCAAAAAAGGCGATGAGCAGCGCAAAACAGCAAGTGAAACGTTTATGCGAAATAACCTACTTGCAGATAATAACGAATATGGTTTTGAAGGTCTTGCAGGACAGCACCAAATGATGATGCGTGAAGATATTTTGCCAATTTGTGCGCCTTTGGTTGATAGTGAAACTTTCGATTTTCTCTTTGATTTGGCAACAAGTCCCGTTGTGCATTTGTTCACTGGTTACAAAGATGCAAAACCGCAATGGGTTGCAGTGTCAATTCTTGCAGGTAATTATACTAAAAGCCGTGCTAATTTGCAAGACTTCATTTGTAGTGTTCAAATGCCAAATATTAACATACAAAAATTATAAGTTATGAATGATGAAAGATTGTACATAAATAATGAACTTGTTGATTTGAGCAGTGAAACAAAGATAACACTTGACATCAAAAGCAACTTATTTAGAGATGTTACAAAGATAGCCTCAAACAGCACTTATTCTGTACGTTTGCCAAAGACAACACGCAACAAAATGATATTAAGCCATTCAGATAGCGTTCAATCAAAAGATAACTTTGCACATCGTTTGCACACTGCAAAGTATTTCAGAAATGGCGTTGAAGTCATACGCAATGGTCGTGTAACTATTCTACAAGTCACACAAGATGATTTTGAAATTTCTATATTTTGGGGTTTGTTTCCAAATTTCACAGCAATGATTTCATCGGGTTTGACGTTAAACCAACTTGAAACGAAAGATAAGATCTTGTATCAAAATAAGAACGAAATTGACACTTTCGAAAGTGCAAAAGATAAGGGTTTCTTTTATGCAGGTTACAGCGTTTGGAAAAGCGAAATAACAAGAGATTACACTTGGAAAGCACGCCAAAGTGAAGTTTACCCGAACAATGGCGTTCAGCTATCAAATACAGAATGGCACGATATAGGTAATAGAAGCGAAGATAAAAACATTTATGAGTATTTGCACCCTGTCGCAAAAGTTTCGTATGTTCTTGACTTATTGAAGCAAACGAAAGGTATTGATTTTCGTTTCAAAGACGATGCAAAAGAATACATCGATACGTTGATATTACCTTTAATTAGTAAGAAAAGTAACGAACTTACATACGAAGGGTTGTTCAAAGCACGTCTGAAAGAAGCAACAGAACGTGGGCGAATAGGTTTAACTCTCGATGAAGTAAGCAGTATTTTTGAAGGCAAACAAAACGATGAAGTACAAGAGTTAAGAGTGAAAACAGATGCATCATTAATTTTCGATATTAATGGAGAATGGGAGTTTAATTTATTGCGTGGTCGTCCTACTGGTGGCGGTAGAGATGCAGACGGCAGAGTTCACGAAGATTTCAACTTTCCACAAGGCGGTTATTGGGTGAAAATGACGCTTACAAGAAAAGACGAAGTAAAAGAATATATCATTGGAAATAACTCAAATCATTTTCGTGTTGTTGTGTATGAAGGCTATCGTGGTATTATTCGTCTTGCTTGTTCAGCGTATGGAAAAGTAGAAGTAAAAGCAGGCGACACAATTACATTTGATTGGGTTTCAAATCGTACTTTGCAAGATGCAAAATTTTTAGGCGCAACAATCAAAACGACACTTCAAGAAGATGAGAATGTGCCAAATGGTGGTTTTTTTCCTATCGGCATTAATTTGCCAAAGATTAAAGTTATCGACTTCGTGAAGTTGTGAGCCGTGATAACTGGTACGTTCCCTTTGCAACTTGCACAAGATAAC